TCTCCAAATAGTCTTGCACCCATATTTTAAAAACCTCTTTGTCTTGTTCTATTTCTTGACGCTCGTTCGTTTGACAACAATATGTCCGCACCGCTTATCCGACCAGTGACGACAACATTTTGTCCACCACCGCCAAATTCGCCCAATCTATCCAATGGTATGACCGCTTCACTTTGTCCGCCCTCGCCAATCATTGCCAACGTTGGTGAAGTTACAACACCACCTTCGGCCAACATTGGAATGTTCGGCATAAACCCGGCGACGCTTTGCATCGTTCCAAATATATCCGCCATGCTACCAATTCCAGCCGCGCCACCTATGGCAAAACGAACGGCAATGGCTAAAGCCATGGCCGCAATTGCCGCCGCTATAAATTGCACCGCCAATTTTTTAAGGCCTTGCAACATTGATTGAAGAAAGTTTCCAAATCTTGTTTCGCCCTCTTCAAGTTTATCGAATGCCTCTTCAATAGATGCGGCAAAAACATTGCTCATGACTTGACCCGCTTGCACCGCCATCGCCGTGAAGTTGACCATTTCTTGGCGCACCACTCCAAACGCTGGAGCAAGTTGCATTGTCAATTTGTCGGCAAACGATTTGATGGGCAAGTTAATCAATGTTTGTGTGATTCTTTCGCCATCAACTTCGCCAGACGATGCAGCGTTTGACATTGACGACGACAGATCATCAACGCTTGTGCCCATTTCAACAACGGCTTCGTTTGCGGCGTCTAAACTTATTTTGTACGCGCCCAACATTCCGTTGTTTGCGCTCATATCCATTGCCAATTGTCGTTGCGCGGCGGAAATATGTTGAAAATCTGTTGCCAATCTCATGGCTTCATCTTCGCTTAAAACACGCTTAAAAAGGTCTTGTGATTTGGTTGCGAGTTCATCCGACACTTTCATCGATGAATTGAATAATTTTTGAGCGTCAACCGCTTTTTTCACGGCCTCGGTCATTTCATCTTGAACGGCAATCATGGCGATTTTCTTCGCCATCTCTTTGTTCATATCCTTTTGAGCGGTGGCAATATCTTCAACGCTGGATTTCTCACTAATGAGATTTGGCAATAAGTCTTTGTACTCGGTGTTTAATTTTCTAATCAAACGACCGCGTTGTTCGTTTGTTATGTTTTGACTTTTGATGGTGTCAATCAAATTGTTCGCTTGAGCCAAACGAACTTGATTGTCTGCAATTTCTTCTTTTGCGGAATCGGTCAATTTCTTTTCAATTGAAACCGTTTCCTTTTTGCGCTTGTTAACTAAAAACAAAGCCGTTCCCAATGCCGCCAACGCAGTGACAACGATTCCAATTGGGTTTGCTTTTAACGCTAAATTGTAAGCGCGTTGTAATACCGTCGCCATCTTTGTGATGGTGTTGGATTTTACCATTGCAAAGCGTAACAATTTAAAATTTCTCATTACACCCCCAGTGATGAACATCAATGGACCAATTGCCGCAACAAGACCCGCAAAAACAACAATTGTTGTTTTCGTTTCTTTTGATGTTTTATTCAACCACCCGGCAAATTTCGCGATTGATTCAATAATTGGAACGAGCGCAACGGCTATAATTTCACCAATGGAAATTCCAAGCCCTTCCATTGCGGATTCCAAACGCTTGGACGCACCGAACGCAGTGTCCCCCATGATGTCGGCCATTTCTTTAGCAGCACCCCCGGAGTTCTTGAACGATTGTGTTAATGGTTCAATCTGGTCAACACCGCCCGCCAAAACAAGCAACGCAGATTGTGCAGAACGACCAACTTCATCTTTTGCATCCGCAAGATTCAATCCTTGAGCGGCCAAATCTTTCAACGCTTCGGCGGTTGGTTTACTTGATCCACCTATTTCCGAAATGATACGGCGCAAAGCGGTCCCCGCTTGTGAACCTTTGATCCCCGCGTTGGCTAACACCGCAAGCATTGCGGATGTTTCTTGAATGGACATCCCCGCAGATTTTGCAACCGGTGCAACGAACTTCATTGATTCCGCAAACGTTTCCATGTCCATCGCCGACGTACTGAACGATTTCGCCATCACATCGGTCACCATGCCCGTTTGTGACGCATCCAATCCGAACGCGCGCAATGTAGACCCCGCAACCATAGCCGCACGCGCTAAATCGCTTCCGGCCGCTTGAGCAAGATTCAATGTTGATTCCGTGACCTTTGTGATTTCCGTTGCCGTGAATCCTAACTTTGCAAACTCGGTTTGTAGTCCAGCCACTTGACGCGCTGAAAACATCGTTGACGCCCCCAATTCTTTGGCGTTGTCGGACAACATTTTGAATTCTTCAGCGGTCGCACCCGATACGGCTTTGACTTTCGACATCTCTGCTTCGAATCCTTTGAACACACTGAACGACATCGCGCCCAAAGCGGCAATCGGGGCCGTCAATTTCATTGACAAATTTTTCCCGGTTTGTTGCATCTTACGACCCAACTTGTCCATGGACCGTTCGGCCTTGTTCAACCCCTTGCGGAATGGTGCAATATTTGCCGAAAGTCTAAAATTTAAACTACTTAAATTTGCCATTCTTTTGCTTTGCGCGTTCTTTTCGTTCGTTTATCTCGGCCAATATTTCGCCGCGTGTCCACACCTTGTGTTTCTTTTTATCTTGTGTTTCCCATGGGAACACAATCAAATCTTTTGCCTTGATGCGCTTCTTCGTGTGTGGGTTCAACAAAATGGTTGTTTGCCACCTTGTCCGTTCCCACTCCGTTTGTTCTTTTCGGTTTTCCAACTCACTCCATCCGTTGACCATGTTGGTCCATTCGCGTGGTAATAAATCATAAAACGCCGACGGCATCAATCCAATTTGGCCGAACGCGAACGATTCCAAATCATCCCATGTGGATTCCCTTGTGGTCGTTTGACCGCGTCGGCCTATGTCTTTTTTTCCGCGTCACTTGTGAATTGTTGTTCGAATATCGAAAACGACTTTTCCAAAATCGTTTCATCTTCGTCAATCCAATCCGCAATGTCTGCAACTTCATATCTAAACGCCGCCTTTTCTTTTCTTGCGCCGTCCTTAAATCCGCAAAACATCAAAGTGATTGCGTGATCCAGTGTCATATCTTCACCCAACTTTTCAAGTTGCGCCAATGTTGTTCCCGTCATTCTTGAGAACTCACGCAACGCGTTGAATCCAAATCTTATGGCGTGTTTGCGTTCTCCGATTTCAATGAATTGTGTCATGTTGTTGTTTGTTTTGTTGTTGTTGTTTGTTGTGGTAATAAAGGGACCGCCCAACGGACGGCCCCATTTTATCGTTTGCGATTATGATACCGCCGCTTGAGTCAAGACACCAGTTCCAGTGAATCCAAAAGAGAAAGTTACGTTTTCTTCTGTTCCAGCTTCTTGCTCGTAGCTTGTGATGTAAGCGTCACCAGTGTAGTCAATTTCTGCGCTCGTAGCCGAACCAAATTTGACTCTTACTTTTGTGCGGTTTGACAATAAAGTGAACAAATCATCCGGTGTATCGAAATCACCAGCGATTGAATAAGTCACCAACCCGTCGCCACTAAGGGACCAAGCCTTTAGACCTTCGAGATTCTCTTGCCATCCGGCTGAATCTTTGGTTGTTGTGTCACGTGTTTCCATTGAAACACTAAGTGATGCGGAATTTGCACGACCTATGATGTCGTAACTTGTTCCGGCGTCTTCTGAAATTTGAATCACAACATCGGTTGCGTTCATGATGCTTGTTGCAGCCATTTTTTTTACTTTTTTATTTTTATAAATTTACAAATCAATCTCGCGATACTCTGAACTTTAGATCACATTGTGATCCAAATGTTCGTTCGTCATCGCTGAACAAATCGCGTTGCCCTTCGAACATACACGATTGCAATTTCACGCCTTGAATAGTTCCTTTGATTCTTACGAATGCACTGCGAACATACTCAACCGCGTTTTGTGTGTCTGAATAACTCGTTGAAACCAACGTGATCCGGACATCTATTTCATCAATATTGGAATCGCTTTCTTTCGTCATACTTGTGGCAATGTTTACCACCTCATAAATCGCGAATGGCGTCGCTTTTGTTTGCGCGGCTACAACTGGAAACACACGCCCACCAAACAATGTGTTCAAATCTGAATCATTGTCGAACTTGTATTTGATTACTTTTCCAATCATATTCGTGCGGCTTTTACTTTTTTATTCAAAAATGAACGCATCAATCGTTTGAATTCGTTTCCAACGCCGCTCATTTCTTTTTTCCTTGCACGTGTTGCGAAACCTTTGTTTGCACCGTCGTATGTTCCATTGTTTAAATAACCGTATTCTAAAAAGTGAGCGAACCACCCACCCTTTTCCGGGTCCGAAAATGAACCCTTAACACGTGGACCAACTGACAAAGATGCGAACGTTGCGCCTTTTCTTATCTTGGTCGTAATCACGCCCATTGATTTGGCCAATTGTCCTTTTGATATCTGTGCATAGATTCCGCCGTTGCGATAAACCTTGAACGAACCACTTGACAAATCCGTGATTTCGTTTTGGTAAGCCTTCACCATTGGTTTCAACGACTTGCGTGCAATGCGTCGAATTTGCGCCGTTGTGACGCTATCATTTAGGGTGTCCAATTCTTTGAACGCTCGTTCCAATTCCTTGCGAACATCCTTTTCGTCAAATCCTACGAACATTCCATTTCCTAATCTGCCCATCGTGTCACAATTTTTTGAAACGCTTTTCTTGAATCATCATTGATGATGGATTCAATCTTGTACGTTTCGTTTTCGTAAATGATGCGCATTTGTTCGTTGATGTCCGCACGATAACGGATGAAAAATTCAACCCGTTTTGTTGCAATAATTTGTTCGCTCTCTTCGCCTTCTTTTCCGCTCTTATCTTCAACCTTTGCCCATACGTTTGCCAATGTGATGAACGATTTGTTCACCTCACCAAACGAATCCGTTGACGTGGTGAATGATTGAATTGTGATTCTTCGGTCAAGTTCTCCGGCTTGCTTAATCATTAGAATGTGAAAATTCTGTATGGATTCCACAAATATTCCGATGCGGTTGGCAACTGGCGAACACGATCACTTCTTTGATCGTATAGGTCAGAAATGACCAACAACATTCCTTGAATCAATGGTTTTGGAATGGATGCAACATCCGATCCAACCACATATTGAACAATCACTTGGTTGACAACTCCAGCGGCTGCAAACCAACCCGAAACGGATTGCACGCGTGCCGGTTCTGAAATTGTGTCCGTGATATATCCATCCGTTGCAATCGTTACTTCCGAACCGATCGCATCCACATATTTAACACTTGATATTGCTGACACTGGACCGCGTGACAAATACAAAAGATTTGACAAATTGTCCCAACGATTTTTTGGAAATTTATCAAAGTATTCGTCAACTGTGGTGGTCACTAAAATCCGGCGTGTGTATTCTTCACACATTGAACGTGCGGCCGAAATCAATGCGGAAATCAAGGCGTCGTCATCACTATGGTCAACGCGCAAAAAGTTTTTTGCTTCGCTCAAAGTGATGGCCTCAGTTGCCGCCGCTGTTACAATATCAATTGCCATCTATCGTGTTTCTTTTTTGGTCGTTTTTTTAACCGCTTTTTTTGCACGCGCTTTTGGTGCTTCGGCAATTGCTTCGCAAAAACCAGCGTTCAAAAAGTCTGTGACCATCTCCGGGGAACTAAGTTCCACCACCGCGTGTTTGCGATAGTGGAACCCGTTTCCGGAAATAGATTTTAGAAATCTAACTTTCATTGATTACGCTTGAACCAAGTGTTTCACTGCGCGGCTATCAAGAACGGCTGAATCTTTACGAGCGTAAGAAACGAAACCGATTTCGAGTTCGTCCATGTAACGTTCGTTT